GAGATTAGAAAGGAATCAAATCCTTACCGAGCAATGATACCTGAAAGTATCGCGCGCGCGTACGGGCACATCGTATTATGAAAATATTAATATTTGGATTACCAGGATCTGGTAAAACTTCTTTTGCTAAAAAATTAGTTGAGAATAAAAAGATACCACACTTCAATGCAGATGAGATTAGAAAGTTATTTGAAGATTGGGATTTTACAGAAACTGGAAGAAAGCGACAAGCGAATCGTATGATGACAATGTGTGATCTTGTAGTTAATCATGTAGTTGTAGATTTTGTATGTCCATTTGAATCTTATAGATCTTTCTATGATATGAAAATTTGGATGAATACAATTGATAAAGGAAGATTTGAAGATACAAATAAAGTATTTGAAAAACCTAAAAAAGTAGACTTTGAAATTAAAGATTTTAATTACGATAACATAATAAAGGAGATACATGATAGATTACTCTAAACCAACAGCACAGATGCTTGGACGTTGGCAACCATTTCACGATGGACATTTAGCTTTATTTAAAGAGATATTAAAGAAGACTGGACAAGTTTGTATTATGGTTAGAGATCAAGTTACTACAAAAGATAATCCATTTGTATTTAATGAAATCAAACAACGAATCGAGGAAAAACTTAAAGACTATAAAGGTCAATTTGAAGTTATAAAAGTTCCTAATATTACAAACATTTGTTACGGTAGAGGTGTTGGTTATAAGATTGAAGAGATTGTATTACCAAAAGAAATACAAGAAATATCTGCTACTAAAATTAGAAAAGAAATGGGATTATGAACTTTAACTTTACATTCCTTGGACAATCTATTCTACGATATGAAACTCCTTTAGATATATTTCATGCAATCAATCAAACGTATGAACAAAAATTTAATCAATTAGAACCTGCTAATAAACAGTTGGTTGGTAAAATTAAAGATGAGCATTCTCTATTTTATGATGGAGAAGATGAATCTAAAATGAAAAGACATAATGAATTACCTAAAAATGTGCTTGATTGGTTTATGAGTATGTTTACTCACTATTTAGAATTTAATCATATTAGACAATATCAAAATCATTTAAATTCAATCTGGGTAAATGAAATGAAAGCTCATGAATATAATCCGGTTCACGTGCACCAAGGTAATTTGTTTACAGGTTTATCTTCAGTTATGATTTTAAAATTACCAAATACTTATGGTGTAGAATATTCAGCAGAACAAGCTCCACAAAATGGCAAATTACAAATACTTGGATCTTCTTCTGGTCAATTTGCTAAAGTTGATTATGAGCCACCAATGAAGTTAAGAGACTTCTATATCTTTCCATATGATATGCGCCATTGCGTATATCCATTTAACGGAACAAATGACACAAGACGAACATTAGCAGCTAACTGCGATGTATTATATAATCCAATAATAAATAGAGGAGCACAATGATAATCACAGAACCAAAATGGAAATCGTTAATAGTTGAAACAACAGGACCTATATTTACACCAGAACAATGTCAGTTAATTATTAATGCAGGACGATCTGAACCCGTTCAAGCTGGACAGGTTGGCGGTGGAGCTCAAGGAGTAGTTGATACTAAAACTAGAACATCACACATTAGTTGGATTCCATTTAATAAGATGCCAGAAATGTATGCAACATTAGAAAGAATTATTAAACAAACTAATGGTAATCATTTTGGATTTGATGGTATTCAATTAACAGAACCCGCACAGTATACGGAATATCCAGAAGGTGGATTTTATGATTGGCATATAGATTCAGATGTTAATTGTATAAATGAACCTCCCGTTCGTAAAATATCTATGACTTGTTTATTATCTCATGAATCAGAATTTGAAGGTGGTGGACTTGAACTTATGTCAGACGGTAAAATTGCGAGACCTAAACAAGGACAAGCAATATTCTTTGCAAGTTACATAAGACATAGAGTTGTACCTATTACAAGAGGTGTTAGAAAATCACTAGTGCTTTGGGTTGGAGGTCCTTCATTTAAATGAACCGAGAATTATATTTTGCAACACCTATTTATGTTAAAGACGTTGGATCTCAAGAATTTAACAATCAATTAGAACAAAACATTGTAAATTGGTCTAAACAAGATAAAGGTGAAGTTAAAACTAATATGAATGGTTGGCATAGTACAACAGATATGCATACTAAACCTGAATATAAAATGTTAGTTGATTTATTATATGAAGCACAGAGATTTATTTACAAAGATGAATTATTAGACAATGAACCTTACCTTGGAAACATGTGGGCCAATATCAATCCACCTGGTGGATATAATAGACCACACACTCATCCTAATTCATTATGGTCTGGAGTGTATTATATTAAAGCACCTATTAATAGTGGCCATTTAAAAATTGAAGATCCTAAACCTTGTAGTTTAATATCAAGACCAAGACGAAAGCAAGGAGAACTACCAATACATTTATGGAATGAAGTTCATTTTCAACCTGTTGCAGGAAGATTGATAATGTTTCCATCATGGTTAAATCATTGTGTGGATCCAAATCAATCTAATGATATAAGAATATCAGTGTCATTTAATTTTTTACAGAGAGGAATGTTTGTATGAGTTTTGCCCAGAATAAATACCAAGTAATTAAAAAAGCAGTTCCATATGAACTTGCTAATTTTATATTTAACTATTTCCTACTTAAACGTGATGCTGTTAACTATATGTATAAAAATAATCTAGTAGCGGAAAACGGGATGTTTGGTACATGGAAAGATGCACAAGTTCCAAATGTATATTCTCATTATGCAGATTTTGTTATGGAAACATTACTTATGAAAGTAATGCCTATAATGAAAAAAGAAACTAATTTAGATTTAATACCTACGTACTCGTACGCGCGCGTGTACGAGAAGGGATCTATTTTAAAAAGACATAAAGATAGACCATCTTGTGAGATATCTACAACATTAAATTTAGGTGGCGATCCATGGGCTATCTATTTAGATACAACAGGAAGTAATAATGTAATTGATGAGTATAAGAATATAATGAAACCAGATGCTCCTAAAGGTATAAGAGTGGATCTAGAACCAGGTGATATGTTAGTATATTCAGGTTGTGAATTAGAACATTGGAGAGATGAGTTTCAAGGCAATATCTGTGCGCAAGTTTTCTTGCATTATAACCATGTAAATGGACAGTTTGCAGATTCCAATTTATATGATAAGAGACCTCTATTAGGATTACCACCATTCACTAAAATAGTGTAAATCAACATATTTGGTGGTATAAGGATATCTTATGCCAATAACTAAAGTTAAATTTCCACGTCCCGGTATCAACAAACAAGATACACTCTACGGAGCCGAAGGCGGTTGGACTGATTGCGATAATATGCGATTCCGTTATGGAATCCCTGAAAAAATAGGTGGCTGGCAAAACGTTGCACCACCATTACATCTTATTGGAGTAGCAAGAGATATCCACAACTATAACGATTTAGCTGGAGATTCATTATGTGCAATCGGCACAGATAGAAAACTATATATTTATTACGATAACAACTATTATGATGTTACACCTCTATCTACAACAATAGCGGCTACATTTTCATTTACATCCGGAACAACATACGTTGACGTTACAGCAACTTCTAATGGAGCGGTGATGGGGGACTTTGTTACATTCTCAGGTGTAACAGGAGTTAGTGTTGGATCATCTACAATTACCAATACTACAATGTCACAAGAGTTTGAGATTCAAGAAATTAAAACAGCTAATATATTTACAATTAATGTAGCTGAACTTGGAACACCTACTTTAAATGATACTGCATCAGCATCATCTGCAGCATTTCAAATCAATATAGGAGCAGATACAACTCAATTAGGAGTGGGTTGGGGAGCAGCATCTTGGGGGTTTTCTACTTGGGGTACAGCAAGACCTACAGGGGTTATAACTCAAAATCCAAGAATATGGGCTTTAGATAATTGGGGAGAGGATTTAATTGCAACAATTGTTGGTGGAAAAACTTATTACTTACAAACAAGTACATTTATAATACCGAGAAATACAAGAGCAACATTACTTGCTAATGCTCCAACACAATCTAATTATATGGTTGTATCTTCTCGTGATAGACATTTAATATTTTTAGGAACTGAAACAACACCAGGTACAACTACAACTTACGATCCGATGGCAGTTCTTTTTGGTTCACAAGAATCTATTACAGACTTTATACCAACATCTGTTAATACAGCAGGTTTCCAAAGATTATCTTCTGGTAATGACATTGTAACTGCAGTTAGAACTAGAGGTGATTTACTATTACTTACAAATACATCTGCTCACCAAATGCAGTTCGTAGGACCTCCTTATACATTTTCATTTAAACAAACAGGTACAAATTGCGGAGCTATATCACCACATTGTGCTGTAGAAGCTGAAAACGTTATTTATTGGATGTCTAATGGTGGATTCTTCCTATTTGACGGGGTAGTAAAACAGATTCCATGTTCAGTACAAGATTATGTTTACAGCGATATAGATGATGAAGAACAAGGAACTACTTATGCAGGGGTTAATCTACAATTTGCAGAAGTAAGTTGGTTCTATGCTTCTCAAAACTCTAATTATATTAATAGAATGGTAACTTATAATTACAGAGAAAATGTTTGGACAATTGGAACTTTAGCTAGAACTGTTTGGGCCCCAAGAGATATATTTGCTTATCCATTAGCGGCAGATTATGATGTTAATTCAACTTCTTTAGCACAACCAACAGTTATTGGTTTAACAGCTGGAAGATCTACTTTATATAACCAAGAATATGGTAACCAAGCTGATGGTGCATTTTTACCAGCTTATATACAAACAGGTGAATTTGCTATAGGGGATAGTAATGATTCTATGTTTATCAAACGTTATATTCCTGACTTTAAAAATCAAGTTGGTGGAGTTCAAAT